GCGCTGGCTGATCTCCAGGGCGTTCATGAGATAGCGGGTCAGCGCCTCGATGGCGCCGGCGCGGCTCATGCCATTGCCGTGGCGGAACATCCACTGGATGGCGAGGTTGTGTGGGTCCAGCTGGTGAACGGCGGCGCGCGGGGCCAGGCGGGTGTCGGTGGCGGTGGTCAACATGGCAACTCTCCTAGTAATCGCTGTTCAGTTCTTCGAGCAGGCGCTGGCGGTAGGCGGGCACCACCGGGATGCGCACATCGTCGTCGGCCTGCTTGCTGGGGGTGGTGGTGGTGGCGAACTCGACCAGGAGCTTGCCGGCCCAGCCGCAGCGCTCGTTCATGCACTGCGCGTAGACCTCGTAGAACACGGGGCTGGGGCGCTTGCTGGTGCGCGTGATGGCGCGCTCCCGGCAGTGGGGGCAGGTGATCCTCACCGGGTTTCTCCTTTCACTTCGTAGAGGGCGCGGCCGCGGCCGGTAAGGCCTTGCGATCCTCGGCGGATGCGCCGGCGCAGCAGCCACTCGGCGGCCTGCTCTCGGGTTTCCAGGCCTTGCTGTACACGCACGGCCTCGAGGACGGCCTTGGCTTGCTGGTCGAGATCCATCGGTTGTTCCGGCATGCGTGACCTCGGATGCACGGTGGAAAAGGGGGCGGCACTCATCCCGCGCGGTGGTCAACACTGGCGGTGAGGCTGGCGGGGTCGATTCCCAGCACGTCGTGCGCCTCCTTCATCAGCATCTGGCGCATGACCTCGGCCTTGGGCAGGCCCAGATAGTTAGCGTGGGCCTCGATGATCGCGGCCTCGTACTGGTCGAGGTAGACGGTGGCCTTGGTGCGGATGCGTTTCGGGTCCTGGTACATGGCGGGTTTCCTTATGCAGCAAGACGGAGCGATGGTTTACAGCAGCGGCATCTGGTCGGGCTGCCGGCCTACCAGGGCAAGATCGGGAAGCGGCTTGCCGATCAGGCGGTACAGGTCGCGCAGCTCGCCGACGAGCACGGACTGCTGGAAGGCGTTGCGGCAGCGCATCAGGTCGCGGGTGATAGCGGTGATCTGGCGAGAGAACGCCAAGCGCTCCTTCTGGGGCACGTGGCCGAAGAAGCCCTGCTTGCGGATAGCGGGCAGCACCTCGCCGCAGTCCCAGGTGGCGAATGCGACCGCCTGGGGCTTGTTGGAGCGGAAAAGCACCCTGTACACGGCGGCTTCGGAGATGAATAGAACCTCGCCAGAGCCCCTTTGCCCCCGCAGATGGAGGGGGCAAACCCACTCCTCGGGCATGTTGCGGAGGCTATATCCGCTCTTCCAGGCGATATCGAGGGCGTCGAAAACGTCCTTGGCGCAGAACCAGGCCTCTCCCTTGTCGTCGGTAGCGGTGCGCACCTCGGCCTCGTGGAAGAGGAAGGGGGTGGCGAGCGGCTGCATGTCGGTGATGGCGTTCATGGCTGGCTCCTTACTGGGCTTCGGCGGCGGCGGTTTCGGCTTCGTACTGCTCGACACCACGCATCGCGAGCATGCGAACGGTCCAGGAAACAGAGCGGCCTTCCAGCTCGGCGATGGCCTCGACCTTGTCGCGCTCGGCCTGGGTGAGCATGGCGATCGTCTGGCGAGTTCGGCCGTCGTTGGCGCCGGAGTCCATCCAGGGCGTGGCTTGGGGGGTGTTCATCGGTTACGCTCCCTTAGTGAGTGATCGAACACGGATTAAGTGTGGACTCGAAACATGTTGAGGTCAATTCGATGCAGGTTCACTTATTAGATTTCTTGGCGATATGAACATGAATCCTGAGCCACATGAAGTTATATCGCGTTTGATGGATGCCGTTGGGGTGAGCAGCGAACGTGAGCTTTCACGCCATTTCGGCTATGGAGCCACCACGATCACCAGCAAGCGTCAGCGTGGCAGCGTCCCATACGCGGAATGCGTTCATGTGGCGAACGAAACAGGAATCAGCCTTGACTGGCTGGTCTTCGGCAAGGGCGACTCCTTGGCGACCAGCCAGCCGTCTGCGGCCTATCGGGTAGACGATGGCGCCCCGCTGCCGGCGGCCGCCGGGCCAGGCCCGGGCATGGCCGCGGTGGCGCTGTATGACGTGGAAGGCGCGGCGGGCGATGGCCGCTCGCTGGAGGGTGAGCGCATCGAGGGCGAGCTCTACTTCCCGGAGTCGCAGCTGGCCGCCCTGGGCGTGAGCCCGGGCCAGGTGGCCGGCATCAAGGTGCGCGGGGATTCGATGGAGGGCACGCTCGACGACGGCGACTGGGTGCTGGTGGACCTGGCCAACCGCGACGCGCGGCGCTCCGGGGTGTTCCTGCTGTGGCAGAGCGGCGAGCGCCGCATCAAGCGCGTGCAGCGGCTGCCCGGTGGCGCACTGCAGTTGATCAGCGATAACACGCACTACCCGCCGGAGATGATTCGGCCCGAAGAGATGCGCGAGGTGGAGATCCTCGGGCGCTGCGAGGTTCGGATCGGGCGGGTGTCGTGAGGTAAACCTATAGGCCCCGGCGAGAGGGCCAAGTAACGCAGGAGGCTGCATGGACGCTATCGACGTCTTTCTATTGGTATTCATTGCCGGCTCTGCCTACATGAGCGTCACTCTATTTAGGAAGCGCGCTCGCATGAAAGCAGAGGGCAGCAATGGCTTGCCCGCTGGCGAATCCAAGGCACTGAGCCCACTACTTCGCTTTGTTTACGAGGATGCCAAGGGCAACGTCTCCACGCGCGAGCTGACGGACTGGCATGACGACGGTGCCTATATCGAGGGCTACTGCCACACGGCGAATGACGTTCGCACCTTTCGGCGCGATCGCATCGTCAGCTTCCTTGAGGGCGAGCATCTGCTGCGGCCGATAGCCCCGAAACTGGACCAGGGCGGCAAGGCCGGCGGCGCCATGGAGATCCTCTTTACCGGCTTCCCCACGGATGAGCGCTCGACGCTGGAGGAGGATGCCGAATCCTACGGCTTGGTCGTGCGCAAGACGGTGACGAAGAACCTGGACTTTGTATGCGCCGGCCCCAGGGCAGGCTCGTCCAAGCTGGCGAAGGCGCGCGCCCAAGGCTGCACGATCCTGGATGAGGACGACTTCTGGTCGCTGGTCGAAGACGGGGTGATGCCGGAGTAGCCGCTATGCAACTGACCTACCTTGGCCCGCTGTGTGCGGGCCTTTCGCATCCTGTGGCGGCGGAGATCGACGCCGAGTGCTTCCCGGCGAGCTGCTATGCCGTTGAGGTGTGCGACGGCGCGGGCGTGGCGGGGCCGATCATCGAGGGTGATGTGCTGGTGGTGGATGAAGCGCGGCCGGTGCAGCACGCGGACCTGGTGGTGGTAGAAACCGGCGAGGGGCTGCGGCTGTTTCAAAGCCATCGCATCGGCGGGCGCTTTCGCCTGGTGCCAGCCAGTGGTGGCCAGGGCCACCTGGCGCAGCCAGAGACCTGCCGCGGCGTAGTCGTGAGGCAGACGCGCATCTGCGCGGCGTAGGCTTACCGCCCTGCCCTGCCGGCACCGCCCTCTCTCTCGAAATCTGCGGCCTTGGCTCCTGCCGAGTGCCGCAGATTTCGCGTAGGAGCGCCTAGCTGCCCACCTTCTCCAGCTCGGTAACGCGGAACATGAATTCAGGCATCGACATCCCGCCGGCCTGCGTAACACTGACCTCCATGAGACAGTCCTTGTCGCCCCCTTTGAGAAAGGCGCCGCTAAACCTCACAGTATCGCCTTCCGACAGGCTGGCAACGGTCTCGAAAAGCGGGCTTTCCTTTTCTATCAGTGTCTTTTGAGTGGCGCTATTGAAGGTCAAAGAGCTGCTGGCGGTTTTTATCGTCAGATTCTTGGCGATCAGCAACTCGATACCAGCGTCTCCAGTCATGTTGCTGTGGATAGCATCGACTTCCCCCTGCCAGTCATGGACTTCGAATCCGTCGGCAAAGTAGGAACATAACTTCTCCGCCCTCTCCTCCCGGGCCCGGCCTTCCTGGATGCTGTTTTCGGCATTCTCGTAGGCCTCCATCGAATCTTCGACCAGGGTGACAAACTCTTGCTGATCGTCCGTGAGATCCAGCGACGGGCCGCACCCGGCCAGCGCGATGGCCATGGCGGCGACTGCTATTGCACTCTTGGGGTTGAGCATTTTTCCCTCCTTGTTCCCTAGGCGACCTTATATCACCAGGCCATCAACTGCCTAGCTGCCCTGGATCTCGAGGGTGATGCCGCCGGTGTAGGCGGTGTCGGTGAGTTCGTGGGTGACCTCGGTGATCAGCCAGGGCTTGGCGTCGATCTCGGCCTTGTAGCCGCGCAGCTGCACGGGGGTTTCGGGGTAGAGCTCGGGGCGACCTTCGGCGAGGGTGAGCGAACACTCGGCGCCGCCGCGCTGGATGCGCTGCCATTCGCTCTTGGCCGCACTGACGGCGTCGTCGCGGGTGGCGTAGGTGTGGCGCAGACGCTTGAGGTTCTCGTCAGAGCCAGCGATCACTTCGGCGCGCTCGGCGGCATCGCTGTCGTGCCAGTAGGCGAGCACGCCGGTGAAGGCTTCGCGGTCGGCTTCCACGTAGCGGTGACTGTCGCCGACGTTGCGACTGAGGATCACCGGGGGGATGGGCTGGCCGCTTGCGCTGGCGGCCTGGCCGGCGGGCATGAACAGCAGGCGACCGGCCTTGATGGTGGCGATGGCATCATGCTGCTCGGCCAGGCGGGTGAGGAAGTGCAGGTCGCTCTCGTCGGTCTGGTCGATGTGATCCAGATAGACGCCCTGGAGCGCGTCGCCGATGGCGGGCT